GGCGGTGGCATTTTTGTAATAAGAATGGGTACTCTAGTTGGAGTACTCCAGTTGAGCCCTCTCAAACTTGCTCATTCTATTGGAGTATTAGAGTACCATATATACTACTTGTGTTTATCTTGGTTTTGGTACACGTGGCGGCCATCCGTATAATATTACCGGATGGCCGCGCGGAGTATGCTATGTGTCCGTACTCTACAGCTGGTGCGCATTACTCCGCTCCCCTCTCTCCTGGTGTCTTTGCCACCTGGCGCTCTCTCCGCCCTCGATTTATCTTTCCTTTCGTTGATTGGCGTCTCTTTATTGACCAGCCTTTAATTTAAATTAAAGTTTAGTCCTTTTATGTCGGCGCGATATCAATTCAATTTTGAATTATTGATTCGCGATTCCTGTTTATGGCCCCCATTGTACTACATGGTCGACGTGGACGATTTGAGACCATGCTGCTGAGTCAGGTTACGTTCTATTGCTAATTAGCCTTTTCTATATATTGGGGCCGGTTTGTATATTTTGATCGATGTGACTCAGCTCTCGACCACGTATATATTATTAGCCACTTATTATCTGCCCGATCAAGTATTACTATATGATCATGTATCCTTACAGGTATAAGCGTGGTCCCTCGTTCGCTGCACGACGATCTTATACACGTAATTATGCGTTTAAGCGTCCTACTAATTCCAAACGAGATGATGGGAAACGTAGGCCTGTTAACAATAATAAGGCCCATGATGAACCCAAGATGTCAGCCCAGCGGATGCACGAGAATCAGTTCGGTCCGGACTTTGTTATGGCCCATAATTCAGCCATTTCAACGTTCATCAGTTACCCCAGTCTTTGTAAGACTGAACCGAATCGGAGCAGGTCCTATATCAAGTTGAAACGACTGCGTTTCAAAGGCACTGTGAAGATTGAACGTGTTCAGGCAGATGTTAGCATGGACGGTGCTATCCCTAAAGTGGAAGGTGTGTTCTCCTTCGTTATTGTTGTGGATCGTAAACCACACTTGGGTACCTCTGGTTGTCTCCACACGTTCGACGAGCTCTTCGGTGCTAGGATCCACAGCCATGGTAACCTGAGCATAACCCCTTCATTGAAAGAGCGGTTCTACATAAGACACGTGTTCAAACGTGTATTGTCTGTGGAGAAGGATACGTTAATGGTTGACGTGGAAGGGTCCACTACGCTCTCTAACAGACGCTATAATTGTTGGTCTACGTTTAAGGATCTAGATCGTGACTCGTGTAATGGTGTCTATGGCAATATTAGCAAGAACGCCGTCTTAGTTTATTATTGTTGGATGTCAGATGCTATGTCCAAGGCATCTACATTTGTATCGTTTGACCTTGACTATGTTGGATGATTAATGAATAAAAATAAAAAGTTTTATTGCAATGATTTGGGCTGTGACGGTTTACAATTACTGTTAATACATTCTTGGACCGTAGTCCTAACTAGCTCGTTTAATTGGCCCATTGACATTGTTATATTGGATTCTGCTCTCTGGGCTCCTACTATTGAAGCAGACTCTCCCGGATCCAAAACGCTGGTCCCCAGCCTACTTAGGTGCCTGTAAGGATGCAACTCGTTTTCCACCTCGGAGTCCGCATCTGAATGCCCCGTTCCCACCGCACTCCTGGAAGCCCACGATTCACCGGGCTTGATCTCAAGTGGGCCTCTGAGCCCAACCCTGGACATGGAGGCGCATCTGATGGGCTTCCTTTCCCATCTTCCGTAGTCGACGTGGGAGAAGTCCACATCCTTGTCGGTGAACTGTTTGGACAGGATCCTGACTGTCGGTGCCCGGAATGGTATATCCACCGAGTGTTTCGCCGTCGACAGCTTCAGCTTCCCCTTGAACTTGGCGAAGTGGGTCCTCTGATGAACATTGGTATCGGAAACTTTGTAATACAGTTTCCATGGAATTGGGTCCTTGAGAGAGAAAAAGGAAGCTGAGAAGTAGTGGAGATCTATGTTGCATCTGATCGGAAAAGTCCATGACGCCTGTAAGGATTCGTTGTCCGTCATCCTCTTGTCGTGTATCTCCACGATTACCGACCCGGTGGCGTTAATCGGCACCTGTTGCCTGTACTCTATGACGCAATGGTCAATCTTCATGCAGCTCCGGCTGAATCTCGCCGTTAACTGAGACGCCGTCGATGGAAATTGCAGAAATATCTCAGTTAGGTCATGGGAAAGCTGATATTCTTCTCTGTGAGACTCCATGTAGTTAAAGGCGTTTGGAGGATTAACTAACTGAGAATCCATATGGTAAAGAAAGGCGCGCAGCGGAACCGATTGCTGAAGTTGAATCGGTAACTGGGTTGTTAGGGTTCTTTTTGAAGAACAGTTGTTGAACTACTCTTGAATATGAAAGTGTTTCTGGGTTTCCCAGAAATTTGATGAACAAGCTGAAGAACTCTTGTTTAATCTCTCTTGAATGTGAAATTGTTTTTGAGAAAAAGGAGAAATCTGGTGAAGAAACTGAAGATGGTAGTCAGTTAGATCTGACATTAGTTATTTATAGACATCTTTCTTTTGTTTGTGAGCTCTTTGTTTTAGAGCTTTCAGGATACGTTTTTGCTAA